CATGGTACCAGTACCGGCCTGGGCTTCACCAACTGATTTTGTTATTTTCTGGAAGGCCTTATCTAGCTTTTCACTTGATACCCCGGCAAGATCACCGGCGAATCTATACTCCTGCAACATGTCTGTGGTGATGCCAATACTATCTGCTGTTTTAGCAATGTTATCACCCACCGCCAAGGCTTTAGTTGCTAACAACCCCAGGCCTGCGGCACCGGTTAATGATAGTACCATTGATTTAAGTGAGAAAAAAGATTTGGCAAATTTGGTTACGGATTTACTCACCTTTTTATAGGCTCTATCCATCTTGTTTAAAACTTTGTTAGATCTAGCACCAAAAGATTTTATATTCTTTTCAGCTTTACCAATATCCTTGATAAATACGGCAGTATTCATGCCTAGCTCTACATTTAATCCTGCTACGTTTTTATTTGTGCCCATTCCTAACCTGCTTTAACTCTTTTTTTAGGCCGCTTTCTTACATTTTGATTTGCTCTATCCTGGGCTGCTCTTTTTGCAGCCTGCTCATTTTCAATGCTAAAATAGGCCTGCCAGTTATATAATTCCGTTAATGGCATTGTAACATCTAGATGGCCAACTGTCATTTTTAATTCATGGGCAAGTTGGTACTTAAAGTAGAGGATGGGATTTTCAGCTAGTTTTTTTTTGTATCTTCTATGCTTTTATCTTCTTCATTGAGGGAGGTGATCTGTTCTAGGATAGCCTCAATGATATCTTTTTGCACATTCTCATAAAACTCTGTGAGATCTGCATCATCATCAAACATAATTTTGTTATTCTCATCAACAACAGAAACCGCAAATTTATATTTTTTGTAATCAGAAAATAACTGGATTCTTTTATTTAGATCCTTTTCTGTTGAAGCCTCAATCAAGATACCTTGCAGGTGATCATAATCTTTGGCGGTGTGCTCTATTAAAGATAGATTACCCAGGCCGGGTATTTTAACTGTGATTGTTTTTCTAGAGGTTAATCCTTTTGCAAGAATTTCATGTTTGCTTAGTATTTTTTTTGCTACCATTTTTATCACCCTTTAATTGTTCCGATAACTCATTTATAACCGCCTTTACCTCTTTTGCAAAATATTTCTTTACGCTATCTGCAACCAATCTCATGGTTTTAGGATTCCGCTTCAATTGCTGTGGTAAATATTCCGGGGTAAATAGAGGCACTGTGCCATCAGTGAGAAAGAGGATCCCTATCACGGCATTTTCTGTGAGGGGGCTTTTATTGAAATGGGTGTTATTTTTTAGGTATCGTTGCATCTCAGCAACATCACCCTCAAAAGGTGCAGTGATTGTGCAATCAAGATTCCAATCCGGGATGCGAATAGGAAACGAATTATTTACACCTTTCTTTAGGGTCATATTAAGAGGTTGATCTAGTTAATGTACCTGCAGCTAGTAATGAAATGCTTGTAGTTATCACCTCACCTACTGAGCCTTGAATTGGATTATAATTCTCCATAAAAGATGTACCACTAAAACTTGGATTACCTGCACCTACTGCAGAGGATGTAGGTAATATAATTATTGTAAATGTGGTGCCAACCAAAGGAAACATCAAAGCATCTACTTGCCCGGCTGCATAATCCTGGTTAAATTCTACTGTTACATTCCAATCCTTGAGGCCACCAATTCTTTTGCGTGTGGCATCACCCATTGCTGTGTTTTCCTGGGCTTCACCCAAATATGTAAATGATACGTTGGTAACATGATCTGAAACATCATTACCATCAATTGTTACACTTAAATCTGTTGCTACTGTATCCGTCATGATATCCTCATTGTATTGTTAAATAATTCCTAATGCAACCATTGCTTTACAGGATACAGATCCTGTAACTGTGTACTTAATTCTAAAATACTCATTTGTTACTGCACCATCTTTAGTGAGTACCTCGGATCCAAGTGCAGATGCTGCTGCAAAGGTTAACGTGTCGGATGGTGATCCCATGCCAACTAATGCAGAACTTTCAACCACAAAATCAATGGTGCCGCCACCGGTCAACTCTGTGATGTGTAGAAATGCATACATTTTTTGATCTGCAGGGATACCACCTACAAATTGATGCACAGATCCGTTGCCTGTGGCAGTTAAAGGGGTATCTTTACTGTTTAACATAACCACGCCCCTAACCAGAGGTGAGCCAGATGTTTCTGCCTCTAATGAGAATCCTATCAACTCACCAAGGGCAGCGTTATTTGGTGCAAAACTTGTGGCAATTGATTGCATCATAAAACAATTATCCTCAAAGGCTTCACCTTGTGCCGTTATCGTTATTGGAGTATTTGCAACATTCACTGCAGTAAACATTGCTGCATCTGTTGTATCTGGGTTTGCAAAGCCTTCAAATGAGAACATCCCATTTTTTAAACCGGCAACCCTGGATCTAGTATCTTGTTGCAGCACGGTATTATCTTTGCCCTCTGCCGTATATTGAGAGGCAATGCCGTTTATGCGGCTAGATATTGAATAGCCATCAAAATAAACCGCCTGCTCTTTTAGTATTAGATCTGCCATATATATCAATCCTCATTAAATACCATAGTAATGCAAAATGAAATCAATTGCAATATGTGCCTGCTTTGTTGCATCATCATATAGATCTATTTCATTTTCCAGGAAACAATCAACCACATGCACCTCTGCCCCCGAATCGCTCCAACGCTCCATTGAAGGTAATAAAACATCCCTCACTGCCAGGCACTCATCATAATCCTTGCCATATAGATCTATTTGGATCCTCATGTGCCTCAAGTTGCCGGTGGATTGCATTGCATTGGTGGGTAATTTACTCACCTTGGCAAAAATAACAAAGGGTAAAATTTCATCTATGCCAGGCAATATTGAGTAGATCCGTGTGCCTACTAATGAATCAAGGCCGGGGATGCTGCTCAGTTTAGAGTGTATTGCTGTTTCAATGTTGCTCATTATTTTAAACCGGATTTTTTATATTTGCCGTTTAGTTTATCAATCTGCTGTAGCAATCCTTTGCTTACATCCTCTGCCATTGCATCTAGTGCTCTAGGTGCCGCAACATCAAAGCCGGGGCGGAAAAATGGCCGCTTACTCATATGCCTGGTGCCAAACTCCCAGAATTGTGCCCAATATGCACGGCCTGCAGTGATTGCTACCTTTACTTGATCGTGATCCTTTTGGATAACCTTCTCTTTGATCTCTGATCTCAATTTGATAACCTCATAGGCATCCTTTTTGCGGCTATATTTTAATTTTTTGGATGCTTTTTTTGTGCCACCTATATCAATATCACCAACCGGGGCACGCTGTTGGATCTCTTTTTTTATTACCTTACTGCCTTTTTTAACTGCACGCATCAACACTTTCTTTTGCATTTGCTCTGGCAATTCCTTCAACAAATTTGCCAGGGCTTTTCCACCGGCAACATGTGATGTAGTTCTATTTGACATATTTAATACTGAGCCTCTGCATGTAATTCTAGTGCCTCATTCATTCCCAACTCAATCACACCAATGATATTGTATTCCCGGCCTCTATAGATCACTCTAAAATCTTTTGGCGTTATTCCATCAATATAATCTATTTTAAAAACTGTACCAACTTGAGTGGTGTATTGATCCCCTCCAAAATTCTCTGTGGATGATTTTGTTTTTTCTTCTGCCCAAACTGTACGGTACAGGCTCCACACCTCCGCCTTTGTGCCGGTGGCCGTTTTAGTATAGGCAAGCTGCTCAATTTTAATCCTTCTATTTTTCTTGCCTGCTCTCATATTGAAACCGCATGTGATGCTAAAAGATATCTTGATGTTAATGGGATCTCCTGTGCAGATGTACCAACAATTGTTGATTCTCTATTGTTATAGAGATGGCCAACTGTCATAAGGATAGCGATCCTAATTGCTTCCGGCACAAGTGAAGGTGTTGCACCATAGCCACAAACAAAAGTTATTTTTACAGCACCAAGTACCTTTTTAGTTGTTGGCCATGCATAACCCTCTGCTAAATTAATCACACCAGGCCATCCGGTTTGCACATCATAATAATCTGTGGATAGAGTTTGGAGTGCTCCATCTCCATCAATATATGTGATCACAACAGATTGGATATCACCTTTTGGTAGATAATATGCCCTAGTTGGAAAGCTAGATAAATCTAATCTCCAGGTTTGAGTAATAAATGCACGCTTTGTTTCTGCCTCTGCCATCTCTCTAGAGGCTTTAATCAAATTTGTTAAGTATGGATCCGTTGTGGTGTTTGTGGTAGGTGCTGCAGCTCCCAGGGATCCATCAGCTATATTATCTGTATATATGGTTGTGGTGTTATCTGCCAGGGTTGCCAATAATAGATAATCACTGCCGGCGGCTTCTGTTCTATATATTTTTCTGGATGTAACACCGGCACCGCCAAGAGGGATTGCAGTTAGAGAAATTTGGCCATCCGCCGTTTTATCAACAATGGTGATTGCAGCAGTTGTTGCACCGCCTTCCGTTTCACCATCTGCAGTTATAAATGTAATTTTGTATCTATGTGCACCGTTTTCTATATTGCCTGCTACACCGGCTTTTGCTGCGGTGGGGGCTGTAGGTGCCGTGTAATAATTTGTGTAATCCAATCTGAGATGGGTTTTTGCCTCATCCACCGTTACTGGCTCAACTGTTGGCTCTGTATCTAATATTAATGTTTCTAACATGCACGCCTCTGATAATTACTGTTACATAATACTATACCTGGCCTCACTAAAAAGCAAGGCCAGGCAAGTGGCATGGGAGTTATGCAATAGCGGAAACTTTATCATCACCGTTATATCTTGCACCCATTAGGATACAATCTATCCCTGCATCAACAGGTGAATCCACCACCTCAACAAGATCAAGTTTAACAAAGCCAAAACCATCTGGTAGATCTCTTGCTTGTACTTCAATCAAATACTTTTGATTAGATCCGGCAGTGGTTGTGAATCCTGCAACTGCTGCATCAACCCTTGAACCTGGTACATCACTTGTACCAGTTGCGGCAACAATTCTATAAGAGAAAGGGATATCCTCAGTAGCAGTGGCACTCACATCATCACAAGCGGCAACTGTTATGGCAGTGGTACCGGTAGCACCAATACCGATTGATAATACGAAAAGAGCAGAGTCATAATTTGCTAGGCTAATTATATCTGTTGCTTTAGTTCCTGCAAATGCATCAGCATCTGGGGCAAGGGCGGTTAACACATGTAGTGTATCAGTTAGTTTAGTCATTTTATCCTCACAATTGAGATTAATAGTAAAAAATTCTTAGTAGAAAGTGGCCACCGGAATGGCCACTATAAGTTAAAACTTATAATAAAGGTTTTACGCTCTAACTGCTAAGTTAACAAAAGGTGATACAGTTGCAGCACCGTTTTTAGGTGTCAAAGGCTTATTCCAGATTGGTTGGCCATCAACACGGTAAACAACTCTAAATGCCGTTTCAGCATAATCAAAGCGTACATGGATAGAAACATCCTGCTTTGGAGCGCCTTTATCAATTAACAGATACTGGCTAGGATCTACTAGCACTATATCATTTTTAGCACCAAGAGTTTTGCAGTGCTCACTCTCAATCACCGGGCGGCCTTTCAACCTTCCATATGGCTCATCAGCTAAACCAGTTGGTTGCATGTATGCAGCCGTGGATGAGCTAGTGGATTCTAGTGCCAATTGATCTAGTTGAGGTAACACATCTTGGTTAATCAACCAAACTGCATTAACCCTTGAGCGATTCCATAATCTTGCCCACATCTTAGAGATGTTGAGAAAGTTTACAGTTGTTGCTGTTTGGCTGGTTTCCTTTGGTACAGTGATAGTTGCCGGTGAGTTTAACATCCCTAGTGGAGAATAAACGCCCAAACCTTCTATTACCGCTTCCTCAGTCATAAATGCTATTTCCTCAGAAAATGCATCCATAGCCACTGTGCTCATTGCAGTTGCATCCTGTAAAAGTTCATCAGTCATATACATTAGGCCGATTAACTTTTTAAGTTTTAAATCCATTTTACGGAATTTAATTTTTGATGCAGTTGCTTGATCCGCTTCACCTTCCCAATATGTACGGATACCACCGTATCTTGAGCCAGTTGCTCTGCTAGATTCATCAATCGCATTGATTGTTAAACCATTAGAGTTGGCGGAAATTGGTACCCTTCTAACTCTCGGTAGAATAGCTCCAATATCATAAGTACGCCTCAAGATCTCTGCTGCAAAATCAGTTTGCACTAGGAAGCCACCATCTGATGGTACGCCGCTTGATGCTCCTGTAGCTGCTGCAGTTGTTAATCTTGGATCCACTACGCCACCAGGTGAACCTGCTTGCATAATTGCAACTAGCTGCTCAGAGATATTATCAAAGGCCGCCGGTTCATTTGGAGTGGTAGTACCAGGCACAATGCTTGGTGGGTTTGCAGCGTTTGATGCAGGTGCACCATGTGCTGTAGCTGCTGCAGGCTCTGCACGTTCTAGTGCCGCCATTTTCTCAACAGATTCAATTGATTTTACAACTGCATTTAATTGCACTTGGTACTCATCAAATTGTTTTGCCTCATCAGCAGATAGTACATCATCAGTTGTACCCTCTAAAAGAGTGTTGCAGCTTGCAAGCAACTCTAGTTTTTTATCAAGTAATGCTTTAAGTTTCTTATCCATAGTATCCTCATTGTAATTTTAAAATAACTATCAGTGAGAATATAGGATCGTTGTACCTGGTATGCCTCAATGATAGCCTAGTTAATAAACTAAACTTCAATATGAGCCACCAAACTACTAACGCTGTTTAGAGGGATCATGCACCTGGCTAACGCCCGGCGATTTCTTTAGTACGTTGATTATATATTATTATGGGGGGTAAAATCAACTGTTTTTTATTATGTCTAATTTTGCCTGTGCAAAACGCCTGTTCATACCGGTTGGTGCAGATCCGCCAAGTTTTTCAATTACACCATTTAAAGTATCAACTCTATCAATCATTCCTATATCTTTTGCCTCTGCAGCATTGAAACAACGGCCTTGGCCAAATGTTTTATTAACTGCACCGGTTGTGAGGCCACGCCCTTTGGCTACTGTTTTCTCAAAGGCCTTGCCTATCTTATCAACTTCAACTTGCCACGCATCCATAGTTTCCTGGGATAGAGGCTCATAATAGTTGCCCTCTGTTTTGTTAGCACCGTATTTTATAATTGTTGGCTTAACTCCTGCAGCTTCAAAGGCAGCACTCCAATCCTCATGCACTCTGTAAACGCCAATAGATCCAATATCACCAGATGGCGTGGAAACAATCTCATCACACTGTGCAGCGATCCAGTAAGCAGCAGAGGCACACAATGTATTACACACGGCAACCACATGCACTTTCTCTTTTGCTTTGGTTATTATATCAGCCAACTCTATGAGGCCAGAAACTGTGCCGCCTGGTGAGTTGATATCTAACACTATTGATTTTACATCTGGGTTAGATGCGAGGCTCTCTATCTGGGATCCCAACTGCTCAGTTGAGGTGCCACCAAAGAAGGCCATAAATATATCAAATTTTAGTTGGATGGCTCCATTTACTGGTATCACTGCTATTGCACCAGGTGCTTTGGCAGATGGTCTATCTTTTGCAACAATGCCATTTGCTTCTAGTGCGGCATCACCATGTGCAGCTTTGGGATCTAGTGAGATTGATGTGGAGTTACACAGCAGAAAATTATGGATTGCAGAGAGTGATGTTTCTCTCATTGCCCAGGTGTTGTTGTGTAAATGTGACAATAGTAAATTAATTTGGATCTTGTCCATCTTGATCATCCTCTAATATATTTATAAATTCTATCATAATTTCTGTTGTAATTATATCTTTATCAACACTGGTATATTTTTTGGATGGATTATACTCATCTATAAATTTTCCGGAGATCCTCGCTTCCTCATTATTTATTAGAGTTAACAGATCTATTTGTTTATCAAAACTTTTAATGTAAAACACTACCAGTGGTGCACATACTTTCTCAGTATAGGCTTTATGTTTGGCACCTGCATCTGTAGCTTTTGCAATCAAGGCAGGTGATACCTCTGAAAATTTTGCAGTGATCTGGCTCATTTTATCTATTGCTGCTGCTGCAATACGCTCTGCCATATCCTCAAGGATAGGCTTTAACACATTTGCCTCATCACCGGATGCCATATTTAGCGGTGTTAATGCATCATCTAGGCCAGGGAGTGGATCATAACCCTCTCTAGTTCTTACTTCATTTCTAGTTAACCAACCTGCCTGGATACCAGAGGCATATGATTCATATCTAGTTTTTACTTCACCTTTCAGCAGCTCATCATAATCATGGCGGATGTGGAAAAGTTCTGGTTTTGCTATTAGATCTATATTCAACCGTTGCTCTATTTTGTAGCACTCTGGCCTAATTGTATTTTTGTAAAATTCTATTGATTGCTGCTCAATATTGTTAAAGCTAGATTTTTCTAACTCATTAACCATGTGGAGTGGAATACCAAAATATCTACACAGCTCTGCAATCTGGTGTTTTCTAGTTTCTAGATACTGAGTATCTTTATTTGCCATTGTGAGTTGGTGGATCTTCATACCTTCCTCTAGGATGGCCACTGAGAAGCTATTATTTAATCCACTGTGTTGGCGTTTCCATGAGTTGATGATGTTCTTTTTGGCGGTTTCATCTTTGAGCCTGCCAGGATATTCCAACGCAACAGCAGGTGTTGCATTTTTTGAAAAGAACTGAGATCCAAATACCTCTGTGGCCACTGCTAGGCCTATGGCATTTTGAGCAAAGTATATTGGAGCTATGCCGGCAATACCATCAAAACTAAATGATGGGATGTGTAAAACTTCATCTGCCAGTAATGTAACTACCTTGTTATCATCCAAGGGATCTGCATATTTGTAACGCCTTCTACCAGATTTTAACTGCTCAACAGTAACTAGATCTGGCCTCATTGGGATCAATTGATGCACATCACCCCTGGCACCTGGAATTTTCCGGGCATACATATTGCCATACAACATGCCAAAGGCCACTTGCATATACCAAAACTCATATGCAGTTTGATAGTTGTTAGGTTGTTTATCAATGATATCTTGTAGGGGGTGAGTGGGTGCTTTAATTATACCCTTTGGTGTTTGCTTCATTACATTTTTGGGTAGAGAGGCCATAGTGGATGCCATTACTCTCACACATGCGTATAAAGCGGAAACTTGTAAGGCGGTGGTTGCATTAACTTTTACACCAGAGGCAGTTGTTGCTATTTGCTCATACCAAAAATCATCATGTGGTGCCGGCGGTGCTTCCACCTCATTGGCAAATATCATACTAAATACCATATTTTGTCACCTTTATTTGCTTTTGTTAGCACTAATAATATATGGCAGCAGTGCAACTAATAGTAATATTATACCAATTCCTGTAAACATTGCAATTGGGTTGTATAACCAAAGGCCATAGCCAAGCATGGCCAAACCAATTAAACCTGTGGTATCTCTTACTATATTTTGTTTCATCCTATGATAATCCCTCTTTCCTGGTAAACAGATGTGCCGTGTTCTGGTTCAAGGATAGCACGGCCTAGTGTCATTATCAAGCTAACTATGCCATCAATCTTTTTATTGGATTTCTCCTTCCTTGGAAAAATATTATCTTTTGCATCAATCCTTGCCACAACATTTGAAGCCATCCACCGGAGTACAGGATCGTGGCCGGTGTGAATAGTACCAGATTTTATCCTGGCCTCTAACTCTTTCATAGGCTCACTCATTGTTTTAACAATGTTAGGGTATTCAATAACATCCAAACCCTCTAGCATTAATTTCTGCATGAGATATGCACCCTGCCAAGGATCTACTGCTATATCAACAACCTCATAGATCTTGGATATCTCTATTATATCTGCCAGGATAGTATCATAATCAACCACATCACCTGGTGTTAAATTAAAATAACCCTCTTTTGCCCAGGCAGCATATTGATTTGTTGTGCTGTGCGAATACTCAACAACATTATCCTCTGGTAGATAATAATTTGTTTTTACATAAAGATCCTTATCCCTTTCAAAGAGCATGGTTAGAGTATTAATATCTAGCTTTGTAGATAGATCTAATCCAAGCCTCACACGCTCACCAAGAAAATCTTCCGGGTGCCATTCTCTCTCCATTGATTTTTCCCATTGTTCAACCTGGATCCACTGGGTGTGTGACTTACACCAAATATTAAGATGCTTAGTTTTAAAGTTACTTTGTGCGGCGGTGGTAATCGCTGCTTTCTTTGCGGCAGGGGTTAAAAAATCTAGTTTTACTGAAACACCTAAATTGGGGTTTGCCTTAACCCAGGTGGGGTTTTTAGTAAAATCATCACCTTTATCCGCTTCATAAATTAAACAAAAATATGTATCATCATCTATAAATTTTTCCAGGATCTGCTCACAGTAATTATATATCTCATAACATATACCGGTGATATTGTTACCTGCTGTGGTGATTACATTGAGTAAAGGCTGCTCCCTGGCACCAAGTGCAGTTTCCATTACATCATATACCTCTCTGGTTTTATGAGCGTGCAACTCATCAATTGATACATAGTGAGGGTTTAATCCATCAAGGGTATCAGCATCTGCAGAAACTGCCTTTGCAAAGCTATCACCACTATCTGCTGTAATCTGGTGGGTTAAAACTTTCATGCCGGTATGGTTTAAAAGGTCTGGCCGCTTTCTGGCCATTGAGCAAGCCATACCAAAAACTATCTTTGCCTGGTCTTTTGTCGTGGCGGCACTGTAGCACTCTGCACCGCCCTCACCATCCATTGCCAACATGTATAAAAGGATCCCTGCAGATATTACTGATTTACCATTTTTTCTAGGTAGAAATATAAAGGCCTTTGCAAACCTTCTATTGCCGGATTTCTTATCTTGCCATCCAAATAGGGTGGTTAACCAGAAACACTGCCAAGGCTCAAGGGATAGGTTGGTACCGGCTAGTTTACCTTTTACATGTGGCAGTAGTTCAATAAAGGCACACACCTCAATTGCCTTTGTTTGATTAAATTTATATCTCCACTTTGGGTACTTATTCTTTAGATCCTGGATCTGCCTCTCGCAACACTTGATAGTTTTTTTGGATGCAGAAATTTTGCCGGATATCACATCCCTGGCATATTTATTTGCTATCCTTAAATAATCTTTATCTGCCATCACCTATCCTTTTTTAGATTTGCAAAGGGATTGCTTTTGGCCTTGGTTATTTGATCAACTTCTATGCCGGCACGGTCTGAGGCATTTAATCCAAATAGGGTTGAATATCTTTCCATATCCTTTTTTGCCATATTCATTATATCAACCCAGGGGTTTCTGTATGAGGCTTTATCTTTACTCTCCACCACATAACCCTGCTTGTGAAGTTTTTGCAGGGCGGAGTAGTATGCACTGCAAGATTCACAATAAACCACAAATGCATCCACATCAACTGAGGTGAGGGTGCCCATCTCAATGAGCAATGGAGCCAAATTTTTCCACCTTGTTTGTGCTCGGTAACTCAACCCCTTTGGCATTTGAATTTTTTTAGAGGGTGGAAGTGGCTCTTTCTTGTTCTTTTTATTGGTGTTACCAATACCCTTTGCGTTTGCTACAACTGTTGGTGTCTTTGGTTTTCCATGTTTCTTTTTTGGTGATGGCATATCAATCCTCTTTGTTACTATCTTATCACACCCCCGCCCCCCCTTCAATTCAATATTGCGTGAAT